TGCTCACGATTGGATGGGATGCCAGCATGAGACTTGCAGTATTTTTTTATTTATTAGCAAGTAGCGTATGTGCAGACAATAGTTCTCTTGGATTGTCATTGCCTAGTCCACCTATAAATGGGCAGTCTGATAGCTTTCAAGCAAACAACTTGCGATGTAGTAATGCAGTAGGTGGTGGCGTTAACCTTGAGTATGGTATTACTGGTGTACTGTCTGGTTTAGAAACAAGCAGCAGAGGTAAGGACATAGGTGTATATGCACGTATAGTTATACCCTTAGATAAACCTAAGTCTCGTATTAACTGTGATGATCTATACCAAGTAGAGCTAGCACAACGTAGGCTAGAGATACAAAAGCTGCGTGATGAATTAGAGCAGCTTAAAAATTTACAAGATGATATGGACTTTGAGAACTGATGGTTGACCTAACAGAATTTGATGGGCTTGCTGATAAAAAGATTAGTGCTGGTGGCTTTAAACTATCGGCTGCATCTGTCTTTGCAATCATTACCTTTGTATCTACTGTAGTTGCTGGTCTGTATGGTGGGTTTGTTATGTACCAGAAGATAGAAGAGGTAGCTGGCTTAGACCTAGGAGAATATCAACAGCAAATGGATTTGATGGATGCGCAGGTACAGCAGACAGTTGAGTATACACGCGACATTAAAAATAATTTACGTGATGATCTTCTTAGAGTTGAGCAGCAAGCAGATAGAGTTGAGTCATTGGTGCGCAAGACAGAAGAGAAGGTACGCACTATGATAGATGCAGCAGATCTTAGATTTGAATCGCAACGCGAACGCTTGCGATCAAACCAAGATGCTGAGATGAAAGACCTTGAAGATAAATTGATGGGTAAATTACAGAGGGCATTAGATAATCCTCTGGCTGATTAGGAGAATAACATGGATGAGTTTAAAAAATTTGATGTCAATGGTGATGGCAACATAGACAAAGCAGAATGGGATGCACTTGAGTACGAGGATCGTAAGCGTCGCCTAGAGGATGAAGATGCCCAGCGTGATGCTCAACGTAAGATGACATGGTTCGCCCTGTCAGGGATGCTCCTATACCCCTTGGCGGTGGTACTAGCAGATCTCTTGACTTTGATTGAGGCTGCTAAGATACTTGGTAGCATGGCAAGTGTATATTTTGTATCGGTTGCTGGTATAGTTGCTGCGTTCTTTGGTGCGTCAGCGTTTGCGAAAGGAAAGTAATATGTTTGGACTTAGTTTAGCAGGTAAGGTTGCTGACTTAGCTGGTAGTTACATTGATGGTAAGACTGCCGTTAAGAAAGCAGAGGCCGAAACCAATATGAAGATTGCAACTGGTGAGATCTCTTGGGAACAAGCAGCTATCAAGGCCAGCGACAATAGCTGGAAGGATGAAGCTTGGACTGTGTGTTTCATTGCAATCGTTGGGTGTTCATTTGTACCACCGCTGCAGCCCTATATGAGGGAGGGCTTTGCTAATCTCGAAGCTGCGCCGCAGTGGTTTCAATGGTCGTTGTATGCCAGCATAGCAGCCAGCTTTGGTATCCGTACAATGAAGGGATTTAAAAAATGACTGAGGCAATGAAGATATTGCAGACTCGCATTGGCTCAACACCTGATGGTAACTTCGGCCCCAATACAGCGAGAGCAATCGTTGAACACTTTGGTTTGAATCGTAAGCGCGGCGCACATTTGCTTGGTCAAGCAGCACATGAGTCAGGAATGTTTCGCTTAACCAGAGAGAATCTTAATTACTCTGCTGAGTCTATGATGCGTGTGTGGCCTAAAAGATTTCCAACTATGGAATCGGCTGCACCTTATGCGCGTAACCCAGAGGCACTAGCTAACAAGGTGTACTCTAATCGCATGGGCAATGGGGACAATGAAGGAGCGCTTTGGGTAGGGCGCGGCTTCATCCAGTTAACAGGCAAGGCAAACTATAGAGCTTTTGCTAGTGACATGGGGTTGCCTGATGTGATGACTGACCCTGATCTTGTTGCAACTGAGTATGCATTTGAATCTGCCATGTGGTTCTTTGAATCCAATGGCTTGTTCGAGATGGCTGATGATGGTGTCAATGATTCAGTTATCACTAGCATAACCAAGCGTGTGAATGGTGGGACGCATGGTCTTGATGATCGTATGGAGCAGACAAAGAAAATACATTCTTGGATTGCACACGTTGGTGTATAGGTATATAGATTTCTGGCGGAGCTTAATGCTCCGCACGAAGCATATCCGCTATCCTTGGATGACTAGAAAATTTTGAAGTAAATCCTGGTAAGGGCGGTCTATTATTTTTTGCAGCTTGTGTTAGTTCAAACTCATGCAGCACAAAACCATAAGTAATTTCTTTACGTTCAGCTGCTGTCTTTGCAGTCTTTAGTATCTCTTGGTACTGCTCGTACCTGTTGCGCTGTACTGTTGACTTATAAATAAGTTCTTTCTCTTCGTACTCTTTATCTGTTTGGTTTCTGAATGCACGCTCAACGCCTGTCGTGTAGCCTGTTGTAAATTTTACATCATGATTCTCAACAGCTACTCTGATTGCGTGACGCGGTATGCCATAGATCCTGTTGGCTTGTGCTTTTGTCATGCCATTGTTTGCATAGAATCTTATGCGTGCGATTAGTTCTGGTGTGATTGGTGTAGTCATAAGTCCTCCGTGTGTGAGCGAGCCGAAGCTCGCCCTAGTTTTTAGAATGGTATTGAGTCATCATCTACATCGAGATGTGCTGTGCTTACCTGCTGCGCTTGCGGCTGACCGCCATGCTTCTGACTGATCTGCATAGAAAGATAGTTGTTATCATCTTTCTGTTTCTTCCAGCCAGCAATTTGCATCTGTGTTTTTGCAGCGTAGTCTTCCATTGGCCCAGAATAATCTGGTGCATTCTCGTTGCCACGCTTGTCGTTCTCAAACAACACACCTACCTTTTGATAAACCTCAATGATCTTCATGCCATTCTTAGTTGTATCTGCTACGAGTGTGACCTTACGATCATTACCTTCTAGGTTTATCTTGCCTTGCAATATCATCTTCATGCTATCGAAAGGTTTGAATGCTGCGCCTGTATTTGTGTTATCATATGCCATGCTTCTGGCTCCTTTTCTTTATTGTTTTATTTTTTAGTTTAATAGTTTTGTTTATTAACTCTTGCGCTTTTTTCATACGCTCAAGATGATTTCGCCCTTCATTATTATAGCAGGGCATTCTTGGTGCCGCACCACAGCGCGGACACCAAAACTTTTGTATAACTTTTTTGCTATACCAGCCACCCATTTACCAACTGCTACCTGAAGATTTAGTACCAGTGTCAGCTGCATATTTATTGCCATCCATCTCGCCAAGGAACACGTCAGCGTTACATCCGAGATGGGATAAGGCTTTGGTTAGGCCATCAGTGACAGCCATCTTAGGTGCATCCTCGGCTAGTCTGCCTTTGGTTGCATCGAAGAACTTACGACACCCTGTGAAGGGGCCGAACATATTCATTTGCTCGCCATGCCAAACAGATATGTGTGCTAGTATACTGGCATCGCCATTACTTAGCTGCACTATTTCTGTGTGTGACTGCCAGCCCCAGCCCACACCAACAGGGCCGAACTGCTCTGTCATCATGCGCACTTGGTATTGCGGATCGATAGCTGTAAAGCTACGCGACCCGAAGCTAACCTTCTTCAGATACTTGGGGTCTGACTTGGATAGCTTGTTCCATATATTTAAATTGTCCATTACTTGCTCCTCTTACTGATACGTAATGCGCCACGTTTATCGCGGCGTATGGTTAATAAATCTGAGTATACCTCACGTTCATTGTCTGCAACTATAGCCTTGAGATCTTTCTTAGCTGACTCGAATGACTTGGCTGCAGGTTCGAACTCTAAATATTCTTGTGCTAGGTATGTAAAATGATTGTCTGAACTAGCGTCACGTTTAATCATATCATCTATAGGTATCTGATTAATCGGTGATGCTATCGGTTGGTCGTGACCAATAGGCTCGTCGTCACTCTCAACGTGCGCCCAGAAATCAGTACAAGCATCAAGCAATACACCTATGTATGAGTCATGCTTTTTAATATATGAGCATTCCCATCTGTTGTTGCCAAAGAATACTGACATATACACACCGCTTGAATCAGTTAACCATAGATACAATTGAACTTGAGCCATGTAATAATCACAAACTTTATCAAGTGTATTGTGTGCAAATGTATGTTTAGCTTCAATGAGTCCTTCGACTTGCAAATGGTCTGTCCAAATAAGACCATCTATTGTACCAGCATAAGGCACACCATTATATTCGCGTGTATATTTGCGCTGCTCATTAATTATTTTTTTATTATACTCATGCTCAAACCATCTAAGGTTCATGCTTTCTGTAGTAATACCCATCTGTACTGCTACCTTGCGTGACAAATCTTCTGGCTCGACACGACCTGTCTTGACTTGCCACAGTTCATACCAGTTGCCGTTCATTATTTTGACAGCGTCACTGCCGCCAATAAATCCTTTACGTTCCATTTTTATTTTCCTCTAATTTTTTGTCAGCAGGTTTTGCGAAGTCACATGTGATTGTCATTTCTATGCCCCAATCATCAGAATGCGACAAGCACGATGCCATTTCGTCAGCCATTTTCCAACACCGTTCAACAAAATAATTAGTGCATAGTGAAAGTGAATTATCTTGCGGTACAATTAGTTCAGCCAATGGTGAGCGATCTTCATCCCATAATTTAATAACAGCTTTCATTATTTATTCTCCTCTTACATGTACTTGTCTACTGCATTGTTGCAGTAGGATCAAGATATTTATTGAAGTCAGACTCAACAAGATCTGTATCTAGCAGCAGTCGTTGCCGATAGATAGAGTCAGGGTCAAGTATCCAATCTGGTATTGCGCCGCCAGATTTGATTCGCTTAACCATGAGTACAGCTGCGTCGAGCTTGCTCTGTGATGTCACCTTCAAGCTCTCTGTATTGCGCGAGTATTCGTCGACAGCTGCCTTCGTCGACATGATGAATGTCTTGATTGTCGGCCACGTACGAGAAGCTTGATACTGACGGACGTGACCATCGATCTTTTTTAGTGTGACCTCTAGGTCTATCTTCTCGTATGATGATGGTATATTATTGTTGATGTCCTCGACAATAAGCTGCAGCTCTTGACCGAGCGTGTCACGATCCATGCTAGATGGTGGCGTGTAGCGTTTTAAGATAGCCTGTAGCCAGTTACCTATCATTGAGGTGCGTTGGTTGTAGTCCATATGTTACTCCTTATCTATGGCTAATTTTTTATGCGTCATATCATTGATGATTTCATCTAAGAAATCTGTGTTGGTTCTGTTGCTAGGTGCAACATCCTCGATGTCGTCTTCCCATCTCTCACCATTGAGCCATGTCGTAGGGTGAGGGATGAACTGTTTGTCTGTGCCTTGAGTAGCATCAGCAAATTTTCTAACGGCAGTAAGAATTGCAGTTGGGTCTGCAATCTTACATGCCTTATCAAATGCCTTACGAGCGTGACCCTTTGCTACCTTGCGTGGGTAAGCTGACCAGAACGCATCGAAGGGGGGTGTCTGTGTGACACTCCAAGTAGTATTACTATTACTATTAATATCTATAACATTAGATATAACTTGGGGTGTCTGTGTGACACTGGTCTTTTTCATATCATCCTCCATTAAATGTTTGAATCTATACACACTAGCTACGCCAGTGCGTCCAGACTTTCTTGTTATGTAATCGTTATCTATGCACCAGTTGATAGCACGTATGACTGTGCTTCTACTAAGGCCAGTAGTCTTTACTAAAGTTGGTATGCTTGGGAAGCACTCACCATTTAGATCTGTGTATCGAGCTAGCACAATCAAAATATATTTTGCATTAGGATTGTTTACTTGCCAATCAATAACATCTCGTAGTAATATGTCCGCGTACATTAGGTCTTTCCATTTCTTAATGTCCTCTTACCTGTTGAACCTCTAGTATCATGAGCCGTACTAGAGGTTTACTTTTGTGTAGCAAGCAACAGACTTGCCGCTATCTACCTTAACCATTTCTTTCATAAAAGGATAGCCACTTTCTTTTAGCTCATGCATACGTGATGCTAACCTAAAGCAGCGGAACATATCTAATGCTTCTATTGCTGTGATAGAATGTCCTTTATCAAGGTGTGCTTTAATCATCTTCGTTTGGTTTTCCATTTGTTTCTCCTAGTAAGTGTTCAAATAATTCCGCTGGCATAATGACCAGGGACTGTGGTTTGCCTGTCTTTCTTTTATAGAAGGCTATGTCCCTACCATCCAGTACAGTAAATGGGCTAGGGAAATTAGATTTATCTCTGTACTTTACTTCGGCTACCAGCTTTCGTCCG